CTCATCTTCGGCGTATCCAAGGTGATAAAGGGCATGAAGATGGAGCCCGAGTTTCCATGAGTCAACTTAGAGGCAGTCAATCAATCTCCCACTTAAGTGACATTGTTGTGGCCTTAGAAAGGGACATAAGTAAGGGCGACAATCGCTCAAAACTTGTCACCTTGAAAAATAGGTTTAACGGACAGACAGGACCATCTGGCGACCTTGCTTATGACAAAGACACAGGCCGCCTCCTACCCGCTCTTTTTGATCCAATCACTTCCACTACCGAAACCGATGGCTATGAATTTTAGAGGAGTTCTTTTCACCAAACAGGACTGCTTGCCTTGCACGCAAACCAAGGATGCTCTTCATACTCTGCTGAAAAACAATCCATCTTGTGGTAACTACATCGCCACACTGGAAAAAGAAAACCACTCAGCCTTAGTTGCTGCCTATGACCTTGAGATGTATCCAACGCTCTTAGTTGTTGATGACAAAGGCGAAGAGCTTGGTCGTTTTACAGGTGGGAAAAAGGTTCGTGAGTATTTACCAGGAGTCTTAGCCACTCTGAGGATTATGGAATGCGCTTAGTAGCAGACATCGAGACCAACGGACTACTGAGACAAAAAAATCCCACCATTCATTGCCTGGTTACACAGGATATGGATACTGATGAGATTATTCGGTATGACGACACAGGTAAATACCCACCAATTAAACAGGGACTAACCAACCTGATGGTGGCTGATGAAATCTGGGGTCATAACTGGATTGGGTTTGATCAATCCTTTATTCGGGAGATCTACCCGTTCTATGAACCAACTGGTAAAACCTATGACACCTTAATCCTTTCGAGGCTTTTCTTTACTGACTTGTTGTCTAGAGACTTTGCCGTGGGTAACAAGAGTCAATTGCCAATATACCTCTATGGTCGTCATAGTTTGATGGCATGGGGGTATAGAAACAAGTGTTATAAATCTGAGTTTGGAAAAAACTTAGACAATGACTGGTCTACATACAGCCCAGAAATGCTGGAGTATTGCGTTCAAGATGTTCTAGTCAGTAGAACACTTGTAGAAAAGTTTTATCCACAACTTGAGCAATACACAGATTGCATTGACACTGAACACAAAATTGCTGAGATTATGTCTTGGCAAGAATCTTGTGGTTGGCCTTTTGACACCAAAGCAGCTCATCAACTAGAAAGAAAACTTCGTAAGGAGCTTGACTCTATCTCTGATGAGATGAGGCAACAGCATCCCTATATGAATGGTGGTTTGTTTACTCCTAAACGAGATAACAAAACACGAGGATATGTAGCTGGTGCTGAGATGTGCCGGTTAAAGGAGTTTAATCCTGCAAGCCGTGACCATATCGAATTTGTTTTTGACTGGTTCGAGGGACACAAGCTTCAAGAGAAAACAGACAAAGGTAAGATCAAGGTCGATGACAAAATCTTAAGGGAGATAGGGACACCTAAAGCTCTTAAGTTTGCTCGTATCTTGGAATTACAGAAACACCTTGGACAACTATCTGAAGGCAAGAACGCTTGGCTTAAATTAGAAACAAATGGAAGACTTCATCACAGTTGTATTCTTAATACTAATACCGGTCGCATGGCCCATTTACGGCCAAATGCTGCCCAAGTCCCTAGTGCTCCTGAATATCGATCCCTATTCGGTCCAGGTTCGGGAAGAGTTCAAGTCGCTGCTGATGCCTCTGGTCTTGAGTTACGTGTGCTTGGTGCTCTGTTGTTTCCTTTTGATCAAGGTAAGTTCGCTAAGGAAGTAGTTGAAGGAGACATACATACGAAGCTAGCAAATATCTACAATACGAGTAGATCTACAGGCAAATCTTGCACCTATTGTATGATCTACGGCGGTGGTGATGTGAAGTTAGGCCTGACTGCAGGGGCTTCCAAGGAAGATGCTGCAAGTAAGGGTAAAGATATTAAGCAACGAATAATGGGCGACCTTGATGGTTTTCAAAGTCTCTCATCAGCCATCACAAAAGAAGCTAAAACCGGCACTCTTAAAGGATTGGATGGCAGACCCATTCGTATCCAAGGTAAAAATCATGCCAGTTTGAATTACAAAATTCAGAGCTATGGTGCCGTGATTTGCAAGCTATGGTGTATTCGTGTCAATGAATTATTAAAGGAAGCCGGGATTGATTATTACCCTCTCGGATTTATCCATGACGAAATCCAGCTGTCAGTACACCCTGATCACGCTGAGCAGGCCGCCTTCTGCCTGGTAGCAGCAATGAAGGACGTTGAGCAACAAATCCACTTTAAATGTCAATTAGATGCAGAAAGCATTATTGGAAACAACTGGGCAGAATGTCATTAGCACAAAACGTCTAGGCGATTTAGGTGAGCAATGGGTAACCATGCTTGCTGCCTGGAAAGGTGCAGAGGTTTTTCCTAATGGATATACAACTGGTAACTGTGACCTGATCATGCGTTACCAAGGAAAGGTCTACCAACTAGACGTAAAAGTATCCACATGGATTCCTCACCTCAATTACTGGCATGCTAAAAATGTTTGGGCGGTTAAGTTTCCCGTCTATCCCGTAATTGTCGAACCCAAAGGAGACTTTGCTAACTGGACTGTGCGTTGGAAAAAAAACGCAGTCCCACCCGGACTAGAAAACTTCTGGTCAAAAGATTACCGTATCGTTTCCACTACCACAAATGAATCCACTATTGCTAATTGATGCTGACTATTTCTTCTATCGAGCTGCTAGCGCGAGTGAAGATGAGCATGAATATTCAGAAGATGTCACCGTAATTGTTGGTGATCATCGCAAAGCTAAATCAATTATCAACCAAGAAATTGCAAATCTCAAGCAGAAATTTAAAACGGAAGATGTACTTCTCTTTTTTACGGATAGTAAGAATTTTAGGAAGGACATTGACCCGACGTACAAAGGCAACCGGACGAAGCGTAAGCCTGCCGGTTACCGCAAGCTCGTGGCTTGGGGGAGGGAATCCTACAAATCGCAGATGATGCCAGGTCTTGAAGCAGATGATGTCTTAGGCATCAATGCTACTCAGGGGCATTTTGATGATTTTGTTTTGATCTCACCTGATAAAGACATGCTTCAAATCCCATGCCGTATTTATGATCTCAAAACCGAATTTACTCAAACTCCAGAGGCTGCAGAACGCAAGCTCTACGAGCAAGCTCTTACCGGTGATGCAACTGATGGTTACAAAGGTTGCACAGGAGTCGGTCCTAAAAAGGCCGAGATCATTCTTAAAAAGGCAAAGGGTAATTACTGGCCAGCTGTCCTAGAGGCTTATCTAGAAGCAGGTCAAACAGAAGAAGATGCCTTGCGAAATCTGCGATTAGCAAAGATCTTACAAGCTCCTGATTTTAATTTTCAAACCGGTCGTCCAATTCTTTTCACACCACAATGAACAAAGGCCCTTCTTACTATCAGCGCGGCAAAACAGAAGTTTGGGACTTCATCCGTGAGCAAGAGCTGAATTACCACCTTGGCTGTGCTGTTAAGTATATCGCCCGAGCAGGGCATAAGGATTCAAAGATTCAAGATTTAACCAAGGCCATCCACTATTTACAAAATGAATTACAAAACACCATTGATGCTTCAAGCCCACGAATTTCGTACAACGTACAAACTAGCGAATACTTCATCGGCGACGATGACCCAGAAGTCTTTGATCGATGAGGAGTGGTCCGAGTTTCACGAAGCTTTTCACCATCAATCTGATGAATGTGAGGCGAAAGAGCTTGGGGATCTGGTATATGTTTGTTATCAATATGCTGCAAATAAAGGTTGGGATCTAGATGAGATTATGGATCGCATCCATAAGTCCAATATGTCCAAGCTGGATGAAAATGGTAACCCTATCTTTCGTGGAGACGGAAAAGTACTAAAAGGGCCTTTTTACTCAGAACCTATTCTAACTGATCTATTATGACTAAAGATTACATTGCTCGCACAGGTCGAGTGCGTTCATGGATGGATAATCCTGAATCAAAATTACCCGTTAGCTGCACAGTTTTTGTAGTTGACGATTCAATGACAGGTGAAAATGGAATTGAGAAATCGTGGCGCTATGTATCATTTGCCCTTCGGCATGCAGCCGGAGTCGCTGTACATCTTTCTAACCTCCGTCCACGGGGTACAGAGAATGGAAAGGGTCTCGTCGCTTCAGGCCCAGTGTCGTTTGCAAGGATCTACTCTTGTCTTAACGAAGTTCTTAGAAGAGGTGGCACCTATCGAAATGGGGCGTGTGTTTGTGTCCTAGATTTGTGCCATCAAGACGTAGAAGAGTTTGTTGATGCAACACGAGCAGAACTACCTTGGATCAAAAAATGTATTCAAGTTACCCCTGAATGGTGGGCTGCTACCGGAGTAAATTTACGGGAAAAAATTTTGCGGTCACTTAAGGCCGGAGATTTGTGGTTGACCAAAGTTAAGTACGATCAGAAAGGGGATCGTGTTTTTTCGAATGTATGCCAAGAAATCTTTTTAAAATCGCGAGGCAGTTGTTTACTTACCCATGTAAACCTGGGGGCTTGTGAAATAGATGAACTATATGATGCTTTCTATGAGGGGATGGTTGAGCTGTGTAAGTTGCATCCTAATACCGGCGTGGGTGACACAGGTGAATACCTGGATCCATCAGAAGATAAACAAGTTGGTCTGGGGATGCTTGGACTTGCAAATTTTCTTTCAAT